GTGACCGTGATGGCCGCGAGTAGGGTGTCGCTCATACGGACCTCGCCAACAGCCACTTGGTGCCAAGGGCGCGCAGTTGTCGCGCCCAGGTGCGCTGGTTGTGCCGGTTGACGTGCGCTTGCACGTACTCGCTGTTGAACAACTGGCGCGCGCGGCGCAGGTACTTGGTGTTCATTTACGCTCCTCAAAGAATTTGGCGGCTTGCCCGCAGCGGCCACCCTCGCTGCGGCTCTGATCGCAGGCCACGCGGTAGGGCCTCATCCACAGCACACGATTCCGCGGGGACTCGCACAAGGCGATGTCCTCAACTGTACCGCCCCAGGTCATGTGGGCGCATTGGTAGCAGGACTTATTCACAGCTCAGCACCTCGCATTGATTGGCGTGGGCGCGGCCCAGGGCGGTGCGAAGGGCTTGCGCGTACTGGCCGGCGTCTTTACGAAGGATGTTCAGGATGGCTTCGGACACTTCGTCGTCGTAGACGTGACGGTTGATCACGTCCGTCAGTGGCTCGGTGTAGAAGCTCTTGCCGAGAAGGACCAACTCGCCGCAGGCGACTTGGTCCTTGTCGGTGCCGAGCAGGAAGTTCTCGAACTCGTCGCGAATGCCGTCGCGCAGCAGTTCGTTGGCCAGGCTCCATTCGTCGTCGCGTGCGCAGATTTCCTCCCATTGCCTGGAGGCTGCTCTTGCGTCACAGAGATCGGGTGTCATTTCTTTCCTCTCAACGCGCCTTGGCGGGGTTGTTTCGGCGCTTGAGGGAATTATCACTCGAGTGTGTGCCGGTGTCAACACTCGAGTGATATTTATTTGCGAATTGCGCCCGAGCAGGCGAAAAAAATCCCGCCGAAGCGGGTCTGATGCTGGGCTGCGGTCGCTACAGCGCGTGCCTTATGCGCCCAATGTCGCCGCCAGAGCGCCCAGCGCAGTCTCTGGGCCTATCCCCGCTCGCGCGGGGGAACCTGTTCCTTGTGACCTTGGCAAGGCGCGCACGTTGCTCCTGTGTCAGGTCCGCCGCTTCACGTAGTCTGAGCAGGCGTTGGCCTTTAGTCTCCATTCTGGCTATTCCATCACAACAGTGAAGCACTTTGGTGTTGACAAGTGGAAGCACTACAGTGATAATTCAGTGATGAAAGCCTTAGACCGAGCCATTGAGATTGCCGGTGGCCTTGGCAAGCTTGCCGACGCCATTGGTGAGGGCCAGTCCACAGTAAGCAACTGGCGCGTGCGTGGCACGGTCCCCAGCGCCAAAAAATGCGTGGCTATCGAGCGGGCTACAGGCGTGAGCCGCCGTGAGTTTTACCCCGACTCGTGGCAAGAAATCTGGCCCGAGCTAGCGGGCGCTGCCTGACCCAACCATGCGCACGCCGGCCTATCGCAGGGCCATGCATGAGGAGAAGCGCTGTCGCGAGTACTTTGTGCGGGAAGTGTTCTTTGTGGGCACGAAAAAGGTCATGAGGGCCGCCGTGACATGACGGGTACGAGTAGCGTCACTGCCTTGCATCAGCGCGATGTGCTGAGCTGCGCGCTCGGCTATATCCGTTTGGGATGGTGGGTGTTGCCGTTGCTGCCGGGGTCCAAGTCGCCACTGAGCAAATTGGTACCCAACGGGGTGCACGGCGCGACCAATGACCCGACGGTGGCCAGGCGATGGTGGACTCAGTGTCCTGACGCGGGTATCGGCCTGGCGCTGCTCAAGAGCCTTTTGGTGGTGGTGGACGAAGACCCGCGCAACGGCGGCGAGCACACCATCGAGGCCCTGGAGGCCATCCACGGGCCGATGGTGTCGGACGTGATGGCGCTCACGGGCGGCGGCGGGGTGCATTGGGTGTTCACGGCCTCGCTGGTGGGTAGCCTGCCGGGCAAGTTGGGACCCGGCGTGGACCTGAAAGCGGACGGGTACATCGTGGTCGAGCCGTCGCTGCACCCGAGCGGCAAGAGATATGTTTGGGAGGCGAGCAGCGATCCGTTAGAGGGGGTGCTGCCTTCTGCGCTGCCGGGATGGATTCGGAATTTATCGGTGCCGGTGGCGGCTCCTGGCATGGGGAGCGGCCCGCAGTTCATTACAGGGTCGCAGCAGGAGGAACTCGAGAGCGCACTGGGAGTTTTGCCCGCGGACGATTACCACCAATGGCTGCAGGTGGGCATGGCGCTGCACGGGACGCAGGACCGGGTATGGGGGTTTCAGGTTTGGGACTTGTGGTCGCAGAAGTCGTCGAAGTACGACTCGTCGACCATGGCGCACAAGTGGGCGAGCTTTCGCGCCGAGCGCCTGCAAACGGGAGTGACTTATCGGTCGATCTTCAAGTGGGCGCAGGAGTTGGGGTGGCAGTCGCCGATGATGGTGGGGACAAAGCAAGAGGGATCGCCGCCGGAGTTGTCGGACGCGGAGCTGGCGGCTATGGTGCGAGAACCCCCCCCGCAGCCGCCGTCACGTAAGGCGGCTGCGGCGATAGGGCCGGTGTCATTCCCGATCGATTCCTTGAACGCGTTGCACACGTGGTTCGATCGGCACGGCGATAGTACCCATCCACTGGCTTCGCAGGTTGGCGTTCTGGCGGTCGTTTGCGCCGCGGCGGCACGCCGCTATGTCTCGCCTTCCGGCGACCCGGCATCGTGCTACCTGGGCGTCCTGGCGCCTTCATTGCCGATGACGCGCTATGTGACCGAAGGAATTGAAAAGGTCCTGATCGACGCGGGCCAGTCCCACGCGCTCAGGACCGGACGGATGACAAGCCCGCAGCATGTGTACGCGACCCTATTTCGCGAACCGGCGTCCATCTACATGCCGGACGACTATGGCGGCCAGGTTAGGTTTTCCAGAAGACAGCCTTCCGGGCTGATGGAACAAACCCTGACGCTGATCGCTGGGCGTATTAATTCGGGGACCATGCTTGTACTTGACAACTGGCAGGAGCTTGGCTTTTCGCGCGCGCCCGAGGGCGGCAGCGGTAACCCGGTTATCCATGCACCAAGCCTGAGCATGTTCGCGGCGATCACCGCGGCGCATATGCCGCAGATTTTCAAGACGGGCGAGTTTTCCCGCGGCTTGGTCGACAGCCTGTTGCTGGCTCCTGCCATGGACGGTTCGCAATGGCGGACTTCGGCGGCCAGGGCCAAAGAACCGGTGCCCGATGCGGTGGTCGGCCGCATCCGTGCATTGCGAGGGACGGCTGAACAGGACACTGCCACGGGCGGCCTGGGTGATCTGGCCGTCGCGATACCCGCTCAGCGTACCGTGAAGTTCGCGGGACAGGTCGCGGAGATCGAACGCGGATGGATTGAACTGTACGCCGGCCAGCGCGCAGAGGTCGTGCAACTTGCCGCTGGCGCACGGCGCACGTTGCGGCGCCTGTGCACGGCATTGGCGGCATGGGTAAACCCGAATGATCCGGTGGCAACGAAGGAAATCGTGAGCTGGGCGGCTACGTTCGTGAAGATGTGTCTGGACGCGACCATTGAGCAGGCGCATCTGCGCATCAGCGATGACGACGAGAAGCCTGATGCGTACCAGCGAGTCCTAGAGTTCATCAGCCAGTACGGCCATGCGGGCGTGAGTATTCGTGACCTGACGCGCGGATGCCGTGCGTACCGATCCCTCAAGCCTGATGCGCGTACCGACCTGCGTATCGCCATGTTGGAGGACGAATCGCTCGTTGATTTTCCCTCCACGAGCGGACGCGGCAGGGTCTTGGTCGCATCGCAGTTCGTGGAAAACCCTAATACCGGAGATAAAAACGACGCAAATGGCCTCGAAGTGTCGACATGTGTCGACAGTGTCGACAACTCAGTGTCGACATATAGAACCGCATGAAATAAGGCCAAAACCCAAGTGTCGACACTGTCGACACGACATATAGGGGGGGTATAGGGGGAAATAAAAAACCTCTATACGCACGTGTCGACATGTCGACATTGGCCGGAACCCGCATGAATGCTTGATCTATGTGTCGACACCATTTGTCGACACCACTGTCGACAGTCGACACCACAGTAACTATACGTAACAAGAACATGCAAAATCAAGGGATAACCCTTACAGATTCACAGTCTGAGGTGCTCGAAGGGCTAAAAACCTTCATTTTTGCCCCGAGAGATGATTCGGGGACCGCCACGCTGGGGGGATACGCCGGCGTGGGAAAGACGACCGTGGTGGGGCGACTGATCAAATCCGCGGCGGATCAGGGCAAGCGGGTTCTGGCAATGGCTCCGACGCATCAGGCGGTGTCAGTCCTTGCCTCCAAGATGCCAAGCTGTACGCAGGCGTCGACCGTGCACTCGGCGCTCGGGCTCAGAATGGTGGAGCGGAATGACGGCACGTTAGGCGTGGGCCAGCGCGTGGGGCAGGTTCGACTTCGGGAGTTCGATCTCGCCGTGGTGGATGAGGCTTCCATGCTGGACCGCGCACTGTTCGGCATGCTGATGCAGAACCGCGGGTGCTGCCGCGTTCTCTTTGTGGGGGACCCGGCGCAGTTGGCGCCCGTGGGGGATGGCGGGAAGTTGCTTTCCCCGGTGTTTGACGAAGCAATCGTGCCTACGCAGTTTCGATTGACTGAGGTCGTTCGGCAGGCTGCCGACAATCCGGTGATCCGATGGTCTCAGGTGCTGCGTCGCAATGTGAATAGCAACAGCACGCCAGATATTGCTGAGCTAGGTGTGTTGCTGCGCGAGGGGGACGATAAGTTCTTGAGCATTCAGCCAGGGGGGGCGTACCGGCTGACCGAGCTTTGCATTGACGCCATCAGGAACGGGGTGGCGGCACGCATCCTGTCGTTCAAAAATTCCTCGGTGATTCGGCATAACCATGAGGTCCACAGCGCTCTGCACCCTGACGTGGATGGGTTTGCAGAGGGTGAGCCGGCCATTGTCCAGTCCCAGTTCTACGCCCACGACAAAGAGACCGACCAGATGGTGCGGTTTCACACGTCGCAGCAAGTCGAAGTGCTGTCATGCGAGCCTGGTCGATCGGCGCAGTTTCCTGATGTTCCGTGCTGGCGGTTGAAGGTGGCGAGTTCGTACGGGTCAGAGGTATCGGTTCTGGTGCCGAAGTTCGAAGTGAACTTCACCCAGGAGATCGACGCGCTGTTTCGTGAGGCGAACTTCCAGAATGAGCAGGCCAGGCATGAACCGATGGCGAGCGCCTCAATGCGGCGCGCGCGAGCTGCGGCTGCGTTGGCAGAGGCAAAGTCCAGACGCGCTGCGTTCGCGCTGATCCGACATGCATATGCGATGACGTTCCATAAATCCCAGGGCAGCACTTTCGAAGCGTCGTTGATCGATTGGGAAGGCATGGCCGACCCGCGCCAAAGCGGCAGTGATAAGGCGCGTATGGCCTACGTAGGGGTGACGCGAACGTCGAAGTATCTTGTGGTGGTGACGGAATGAACGAGATAAATGGTTCAGGTGTTTTAACAGGCCTGATCGAGCACCTGGGGGCGAGGGCGGGCCCACAGGCAGCCCCTTCACAGCCAGCGTCCCCTCTCGATACCCAGGTGGGGGGCAGTCATTACAAGAACCTGGCCATCCAGCCGGTCGAGTTCTGCCAGAGGAACGGGTTGGGGTTCTGTGAGTCGTCGGCGATCAAGTACCTGGTGCGCCATCGATCGAAGGATGGACGCAAGGATTTGGAGAAGGCGCGGCACTTCATCGATTTGTTGATCGCGATGGAGTACGGCGAAAAATGAGATGTTCGTTCGTCGTCCTGGGGCTCCCCGCGCCTCAGGGTTCCAAGCGCTTTGTTGGTGTGAGCGCCTCCGGCAAGGGGCTGATGGTGGAGGCGTCGAAGAAGGTCGCGCCGTGGCGGGAGGTGGTGCACACGACGGCGCAGTTGATTCGTGCGCGCGACGGCCTCAGGGCGCCCATGGATGGGCCGTTGCGGGCGCGAATCGTGTTCACCCTGCCCAAACCCGTGGCGGCGTCTAAAAAGCGGCCCGCGTGGCCGCTGAGATCGCCGGACCTGGACAAGCTGTGCCGTTCGACGCTCGATGCGCTGACGACTTCGGGGTTGATTGCGGATGACGCGCGCATCGTGGAGTTCGCGCGGCTGGCCAAGGTGTATCCCGGAGAGGACCCAGAGGCGCTTTCCTCGCCGGGCGCACGGATTGAGGTGGAGTTGATTGATTTGTCTTGGAGGTAATGCGTGCAAACAATGTTTTCGAATGCCACCGTCGCGTGGAACACGGATTGGCCTTTTGGCGAGGTTTATGAGGTGGCGATTGGGCTGGATCGATTGGTAGCGTTGCAGGTGGGCTAATAAGGGGTCTTGTGGCAAAACCTTACATTGACTTCGCCTCAGTCCCAGACTGCCAGCTGAGTGCGCATGAGCGCCTGCTGATGTGGGCGCGCTTCATCAAAAGCCGGCCCAATGGCTGGATGGCGGTTCACCCCATGTGGCAGAAAACGCCTTCCGGCTACCGCCAGTGGCATATGCCGGAGTTGGCCGTCCCGGAATCCCAGTCCGACGCAATGGAGGTCGAGCAATTGGTGCGAGAACTGCCAGTGCTGCTCAGGAAGGCGATTCGCTGGTACTACATCAATGGCCGCAGCCCGGTATTGTTTGCTCGGCGGTTTGGCGTGACTGTCGAGCGGCTGCGTGATTTAGTGCTGGAAGCGCGCGGGCAATTGGCGGTTGCTCTTGCCAGACCGTTGCGGGGCAAATAATGTCGTTGTAAAATCACCGTACGCGCAAACAGCAACAGCATGGGTTTCGCGTCGCTTGCGCAGGGCTACCCGTCGGTAGATGGGGCCAGACACTCTGCTTTTACTCCTGGTTGAATTGGTCGAACGTCGTGTCGGGGCTTTACGTCAAGCGACGCCCCATAAATCGACCAAGCATTAATCATGCCAGATAAAAAAACTACTAGGAATCTTCCCCCCGGCGCAGGCCCAGGCCGACCTAAGGGCATGCCGAACAAAACTACGGCGCTGCTCAAGGACATGATCATGACCGCCCTACACGGCGCGGGTGGTGCTGCTTATCTTGAAGAACGCGCTAATGATCCAAAGACGGCCCCTGCCTTTTTGGCTTTGATCGGCAAGGTATTGCCCATGCAAGTGACTGGACCGGGTGACGGCCCGATACAGACCCACATTAGGGTCACCTTCGAGTGAGCCTGGCGCGGTTTCCAAAGAAACTGCGCTTCCTGTTCTCGCCAGCTAGGTACAAGGTCGCCCGAGGCGGTCGCGGCTCCGGTAAGTCTTGGGGATTTGCCCGGGCTCTATTAATCCAGGCGTCCCAGCGCACATTGCGTGTGCTTTGCACTCGGGAAGTCCAAAAGACGATCCAGCAGTCAGTCCATCAACTGCTCAAGGACCAAATCGCTGAACTTGGGCTGGGAAGCCAGTTCGAGGTACTCCAGACAGAGATTCGAGGGAAGAACGGCTCAGCGTTCTATTTCTCCGGCCTTTCGGACCAGACCGCTGAATCTCTCAAGTCTTTTGAGGGCATCGATATTGTTTGGGCAGAGGAGGCCCACGCAATTACTAAGCGGAGTTGGGAAATACTGATCCCGACGATCAGAAAGCCCGGGTCTGAGATATGGGTAACTTACAACCCGCAGCTCGACTCAGACGATACACACCAGCGCTTTGTCGTTCAGCCTCCGCCCGACTGCGTATCGGTCGAGATGAACTATGTAGATAACCCATGGTTCCCAGAGGTTTTGGAGAGAGAGCGGCTGCACGCCAAGGCCACGATGCCCGAGGCGGACTATGACCATATTTGGGAGGGCAAGTGCCGCCCAGCAGTCGAGGGCGCGATCTTCTTTGCTCAGATGGCCCAGGCAGAGGGCCGAATTGGCAATTGCCCCCATGACCCGCTGCTCAAGACGCATGGCGTTTGGGACTTGGGCTTCAACGACTCAATGGCAATCATCCTCGTTCAGCGCCTGGGTGGCGAGGTCAGGATCGTTGACTACATAGAGGGCGAGCAGCGCACCTTGGCGGATTACTCCGCTGAGTTGCGCGGGAGGCAGATCGACGGGCAGCCCGTGAATTGGGGCTATCAATACCTACCCCATGACGGCTTTGCAAAGCGGCATCAAAGCGGCAAGTCAGACGCCGAAGTAATGCGCGGCCTGCAATGGCAGGTGATGCAAACGCCGCTGTCTGACGTTGAGTCGAGCATCAACCGGTGCCGAGAAATCTTCGGCCGGGTCTATTTCCACAAGCAGCGGGCGGCTCGCCTGATCGAGTGCCTCAAGCGCTACCGGCGTGCGGTGAACAAAACAACCAACGAGCCCGGGGCCCCACTTCATGACGCATTCAGCCACGGCGCAGACGCTTTTAGGTATCTGGCGCTGGTGGCAGACCAGCTTTCAAACGACGAATGGGGCGGCGCTCTCAACTACCCGCGATTGGTGACTGCGTGAAGCGATCTACTCATTTTGAATGGCTGATTTGGGAAATGGTTGGTTTTGGCCTGTGACGACTGCGATGACTGAAAACGAATTGAAAGCCTTGGTCGCGAGCGAGATTCGCGACAGTGTGGGCTACATCGGCGGGAAGATCGCGACCGCACGCCAAAAGGCACATCAGTACTACTTGGGCCGTGCGGTAGGTGATCTGGCCCCGCCCGAAGTCGATGGGCGCTCCGCAGTCGTTAGTACCGATGTGCGCGACACCGTGGAGTCGATGCTGCCGCAACTGATGGCTAAGTTCGTTGGCGGCGACCGTGTGGTCGAGTTCGAGCCCACAAAGCCTGGGGACGAGGAAAAAGCAGACCTTTGCACCGAGTACCTGAACTACTTGTTCTTCAAAAAGGCAAACGGCCACGGCATCACATTGACATGGTTCAAGGATGCGCTGGCGCAAAAGGTTGGGGTTGTTAAGTGCTGGTGGGACACCCGATCCGAGGAGAAGCGTGAAGAATATCGCGGACTGTCCAAGTTTGAACTCGCGCAGTTACTTGACGACCCAGAGGTTGAGCCCAAAGAGCAAAAGAGCTATCCCGACGAAGAAGACGCCAAGCAGCGCCAACAAGTGATTGAGCAACTGACGGCCCAGCTTCCGAAGATGCCTCCCGAGCAGGCGATAGCGGCTCAGCAGCACATTACGGCTATTCAGGCGCAGCCCCCGGAAATGCTGTTTGACCTTGTGGTCAAGCGCAAGCCGACGAGCGGGAAGATCGCGATCGAGAACGTCCCGCCCGAGGAATTCCTGATCTCGCGGCGTGCCAAGTCGATTGCAGAGGCCCGCTTCGTCGGGCACCGCGTGCTGCGCACCATGTCCGAGCTAAAAAGCATGGGCTACAAGCGCCTTGACCAGCTTGGCAACGATGAGTCGGGCCAGTGGCTTAGCGGCGAGACGACCGAGCGTCGTATCCTGGACGACGACTATCTGATGCCCGATGGCGATGTGTCGATGGATGAAAGCCAGCGCCGAATCTGGGTGGTCGAGGGCTATATCCGCGCCGACTATGACGGGGACGGAATCGCCGAGCTGCGCAAGGTCGTCTATGCGGGCAACGAATTACTCGAGGAGTCGGTCGTCGATGTAGCGCCGTTTGTGGCAATTTGCCCCATCCCGCTGCCACATCGTTTTTGGGGACTGTCTGTTGCTGATCTGGCAATGGAGGCCCAGAAAACAAAGACCAGCATCTTGCGCGCCGTGCTGGACAACATGTATTTGCAGGTCAACGGCCGCTACTTTGCAGAAGAAGGCTTGGTCAACCTGGACGATCTGCTGTCATCGCGCCCAGGCGGTGTGGTGCGGATCAAGCGCCAAGGTGCGGTGGGCCGGCTGGATCAGGCCGCAGGAGACACCGCTGCTGGAATGAGCATGCTTGAGCACATGGAGGGCGTCCTGGAGTCGTCCACCGGCTGGACGCGCTACAGCCAGGGCAACGACGCTAGAAGTTTGCAGGGCACGGCGACGGGAATGAACATCGTCACCAACAAAGACGATATGCGGCTCGATTTGATCGCCCGCAACTTCGCTCAGGGCTTTACTGAGCTTTTTAAGCTGATGCTCAAGCTGGTTTGTCAGTACCAGGACAAGTGGGCGCAGATCCGGCTGTCGGGTAAGTGGATCGAGATTGACCCGCGCGAGTGGATCAACCAGTTCGACGTTGAAATCAACATCGGCCTTGGGGTCGGCAACAAAGACCAGAAGTTGCAGCACCTCATGGCACTTCTTCAAGTGCAGGCGCAAGTGCTGCCAATGGGTGTGGCGAACCCCAAAAACGTTTACGAAGGCGCAGTCGAGCTCGCCAAGCTGCAGGGCTTCAAGAGCCCTGACAAATTCTTTACCGACCCGGCGCAGCACCCCATGCCGCCGCAGCCGCACCCTGAGCAGATCAAGGCCCAGGCGCAGTTGCAGATCGAGCAAGTCAAGGCTCAGACGCAAACTGCGATTGAGCAGGGCAAGGTGCAGGCCAATATCGCGATTGAGCGCGACAAGATGGCGATGCAGGCTCAAGTGGATCAACACCGCCAGCAAATGGAAGCGGGCCAGCAGCAGTTGAAGGCGCAGGCGCAGGCTGAACTCGAGGCCTACAAGATCAATTTGGAGTCGCAGCGCGAGCAGGCCAGGGCGCAACACGAAGCCGCACTGGAGCAGTTGCGCATACAGGCCGAAAACCAGCGCGCGCAACTGGATTCCGAGACCAAGATCGCAGTCGCCCGCATGGCTCACGAGGGCCGGATGCAGGAAATCGGCGCGCAGGCTCATTTGCATCAACAAAGCGCCCAACAGGCGGCGCAGCAGACGGTGCAACCCGACACGCGAGAAATGCTCAAGGCTGTATTGCAGCCAACGGTACCGAAACCGAAAGAGGCTCCAAAAGAGCACAAGCAAGAGAACGAGGTCAGCCAAAAGCTGGCTTCAACTGTTTCTGAGCTCCAAAAACAGATTGCTGCGATGCAGCAGTCGCGCAGCTCCCCTGTGAGGTTCATTCGCGGCAAAGACGGTCGAGCCGAGGGGTTCGACGTTGGCGGCGTCGTCCGAAAGATCAAGCGCGGCGCGGACGGCCGCATGTCCCATGTTGAATAGGAGCCTGTATGGCGGCCCCCGGTGCATTCGTTTTTCCTGACAAAGCAAAGCTCAATTTCGTTAGCGCGACCGATTTGATCGGAGCGAACGCTGCCAACTTCAAAATTGCGCTGGTGTCGTCCGCCTGGACGCCCGCCAACAGCACTGATGAGGTGTGGGCGGACGTATCGGCTAACGAGATCGCCAACGGCAACGGCTACACCACGGGTGGGCTCGCCCTGACCGGTGTAACGCTCACGCAGACAGCCGGCACAGTGAAGTTCACCGGCTCTGCGGCAGTGTGGACGGCCAGCGGCGCGGGGATCGCGGCGTGGCGCCGGGGTGTCGTCTACTACAGTGGCACTTTGAACGCCAAGGTCAACCCGGTAGTCGGTCACTTCTTGGGCGACAGTGCTCCGGCTGACGTGCCGGTGACGACCAGCGGAAACACGCTGACGATCACGCCGAACGCTTCGGGCATTCTGACCATCACCTAAACGATGGCTGCGCATCGTTACTGGCGGGTCTGCATCACCGCCAATAACGGAGATTCGTACTATTCAATTCAGGAGATCGAGCTAAGGGGGTCTGTCGGCGGCGCTGACCTGACCACGCCGGCAATGACGGCGGCGACGAATAATGCCTTTTTGCCAGCCGCCAACGCGTTCGACAACGATTTCGCGGATTACTTCAGTCCGTGGTTGTCAAATCCAGGCGCAAGCACTCCGCTGTGGGTGTCGATTGACCTCGGCTCCGCACAATCGGTCGCCGAACTGGCAATGTGGTGCCAGAACTATGCAGGTGGGCCAGCTCGGGCGCCGCAAGACTTCAAACTCCAGTCGTCCGACGACAATAGCTCCTGGACCGATGAAGCCAGTTTTACCGGCGTCACAACCTGGGCCGCTGGCACTGCGAAAACGTTCGCGATAGGCGGTGGGGGGCCTGTAGACACGCCCATCAACCCAGGCGTTGGCACGCTCACACTTGCGGGCTATGCCCCCACAGTAGCGCAGACGGCCAACCAGGCGCTGGCGCCAGGTGTCGGCACACTGGCACTCACGGGCTACGCGCCCTCAGTGGTCCGCACCGCCAATGTGGCGCTAACCCCAGGCGTTGGGGCACTGACACTGGCCGGCTACGCGCCAACGGTCACACGGTCCACCGGGGCCAATTTGACGCCCGGCGCGGGAACTTTGGCGCTGACCGGATATGCACCAACGGTGGCGCAGTCGGGCAATCAGCTTATTGCGCCGGCCGTTGGCACGCTGACGATTACTGGCTACGCGCCTACGGTGTCGCAGCCTCAGAGCGTGACGCCGGGGGCGGGAACGCTGGCGATTGCTGGCTATGCGCCGACTGTGGTTCAGTCGGTCAACCAGTCCGTGAGCCCAGGCGCTGGAACGCTCGCTATCACGGGGTATGCGCCGGCCGTGGCGCAGTCCAGCAATCAGCAGGTGACGCCCGGGGCGGGCGCGCTGTCCATTGTGGGATATGCGCCAACGGTTGGGCAGACGATCACCGTCGCGATTACCCCCGATGTTGGGCAACTGACCGTCACAGGCTATGCGCCCACGGTGGCACAGGACCCGGCTTCTCCTGTCATCACGCCGGGCGCTGGCACTTTGACAGTCACAGGCTACGCGCCGGATATCCGCCAAGGGTCTATCGGCGCTGGCGACTATCCGCAGGGCAAGAGTAAGCGGCTGACGCAAAAGCAGATCGTCAGAGAGTTGACGCGCCTAAATGAGTTGGTGCGGCTTGAAGAGCTGCCGCAGTTCGAAGAAGTTGCTTTGGCAAAGACACCCGCCCCAGAAAAGCGGCGGCCCGTCGAGGACGACGAAGACGAGGAAGCGCTAGCGCTGTTGTTCGCATGAGTAGTTTTGAGCAGCGGGTTTTTGAGGGCAATCGGGCCAAAGAAGTGCTTGACAACGAGGCCTACCAAGGCGCGTTCGAGCTATTGAAACAGGAGCTACGAGAACGATGGGAAAGTTCCCCAGCGAGAGACGCGGAAGGCCGCGAGAAGCTATGGCTGATGACCAGCCTATTGAACAAGTTGCAAGTCATGTTGCAGACGACTCTGGAAACGGGGCAATTGGCGGAATTGGACTTGAAGCACCGCAGGACGGTGCTCGAGCGCATGAAGTCGCCCTTCGGCTGAAAAAGCACCGGCAAATCGCCGCCCTGCTGAATCGGTTTCTCTAAACAAATCTCACTCCCATCAAGGGCGCCTCTAGGCGCCTTTTTTTATGCCTGAAAGGTTCTCATGGATGAGTCCCAAGCCACCGATGATCAGTCGATAGACCAAGCGGCGGAAGAGTTCGCCGCGTTGCTCGGCGAAGTCGAGAAAAAGGACGCCCCCGCTGAGCCCGAGAAGGCGGCTCAGCCCGACAAGGCCGAGCCCGAGGAAAAGCCGGCCGAAGAAAACGAGCAGCAAGAAGGCGATGACGCCCCAGTCATCACGCTTGAGATCGACGGCAAGCAGGTCCAGATGACCGCAAAGCAGGTCGAGGAGGCCTACAAGAGCGGCCTTCGGGACAAGGACTACAGGCAGAAAACAATGGCGCTTGCGGACGAACGCAAGTCCGCCAGCGATGCCCAGGCCAAGGCCGAGGCAGAGCGATTCCAGCTTGCAGCGCAACTCAAGCAGAGCATTGGCCAGCTTGAGGCGTTAACCCAAATCCAGTCGCAATCGGACTGGCAATCCCTGCTAGACAGCGATCCTGTCGAGTATCTGCGCCAGCAGCATCTCTTTCAACAGAGACAAGCCGCGCTCGCGCAGCAGCGACAGCACATGACCGCCTTGCAGGCACAACACGCGGCCCAACAGCAGGAGCAGCGAGCCCGCTTTGTCGAGAGTCAGCGAGAAGAAATGCTCGCCAAGATTCCCGCATGGAAGGACGCAGCCAAGGCTAAGGCCGAGATGACGCAACTCGCCGAGTACCTCAAGACCGAGGGCTACGACGAGCGGGCGCTCGAAGACATCACCGACCATCGTCCGGTCGTCATGGCCCGAAAAGCCATGTTGTACGACCAGATCATGAACAAGGCGCAGGCGGCCACGAAGCGGGTGCAAACCCTGCCGACCAAGGTCGAGCGCCCCGGCGTCGGTGAATCCACGCAACTGGACAAGCGCAGTTCAGCGTACCAGCGCCTTTCCAAGAGTGGAAGGGTGGAGGACGCGGCGGCCTTGTTCGCGCAGATTCTTTAAGGAGCCAATCATGGCTGCACCTACTAATACCTTCCTGACCACTGCTGCAATCGGCAACAGGGAAGACCTGACGGACATGATCTATCGGATCACTCCGACATTCACACCGCTTCTGAACTTGGCGGCCAAAACCAAGGCCACGAACTCGATTCACGAGTGGCAGACCCAAGACCTTGCGGTGGCGGCTGATAACGCCCAGCACGAAGGCGACGATGCTGTGGCGAAGGTCGTTACCCCGACTGTTCGCTTGTCCAACCGGACTCAGATTTCCAGCAAAACAGTCATCGTTTCCGGCACCCAACAGTCGCAGATGAACCCCGCTGGCCGCAAAAACGAGATGGGGTATCAAATGGCGATGGCCTCGTTTGAACTCAAGCGGGATATGGAGTTTGGCCTGACGCAAAACAACGTGGCGAGTACCTCCCCGCGTAGATCGCGCGGGCTGGTCGGCTGGATTGTTGACAACGTTGATACTGGCGCCGGCTACGTCGCTGCCAGCTATACCGGCAACACCGCTCAGACTGACGGCACCCTGGCAGCGTTCACCGAGGCTCGCTTCAAGAACGTGCTACAGAAGATCTACACCGCAGGCGGCAGCGCAGACACTGTGATGCTTGGCCCGGCTGCGAAACAGACCTTCTCGGCGTTTCTTGGCAACAGCACCCGGTTTGACAAGGGCGAAGACCAGAAGCTATACGCATCGGTCGAAATCTACGTGGGCGACTTCGACACTGTGACGGCGGTTCCTAACCGCTTCCAGCGCTCGCGTGACGTATTCATCCTGCAATCCGACAAGGTTGCAGTTGCCTATGGCCGCCCGTTCGAGCAGATCGATCTTGCCAGGACTGGGGATGCTGACAAGAAGGAAATTATTGTCGAGTACACGCTCGAAGTGCGCGCCCCGAAAGCCCACGGCGCGGTATACGACATCCTCTAAAACTGTCGCAACCTGAACAGGGCCGGATTAACCCCCGGCCCTGTTTCTTTTTGGGGAAACCGAATGGATATCACCATCGTAACGCCAGGGACGCGAGTCGCGTCTGGCGCGGCCTCTGCGGGCGCAGCGCTGCCCAACGACGCATCGGGAACATTACCTCTGCGTATTCGCGTGGCAACCACTGCGGCGGCGCATTTTCGGATGGGCGCCGGAGCGCAGACCGCGACGACCAACGACATGCTGATCAGTCCGGGCGAGGCTCTCACCTTGTCTGTGCCGCGCGGCATCAACCAATTCGCCTGCATTCAGGCCTCAACGGGCGGGTTTGTCCAAGTGAGCCCGGTCGAATGAACGATATCAAGCCCTATTTCGCCCAGGAAGACGGCAAGGTGATTCTCGGTACGGTGCAGGACTGCACCCCAATCGCCGAGCGAGCCAAGCGCTTGCACAACGAAGACTGCCACGGCAGCAGCGAGACGAAGCACGCGATGTCGCTTCCTCTGGTGATGGTCGAGAAGTACTGCAACGACCATGGCATCACATTCCGTGAATTCATGACCAATCGATCGCATCTAAAATCGGTGCTCCGCGACCCCGACCTTAGCCACTTCCGCATTTGGAAGGGCAAGGTGTGATCTCCGACTACACCGGCCTTCAATCGGCCATCGCCGACTGGATGCACCGGGCCGATCTATCGGCGCGCATTCCAGAATTCATCGCATTGGCCGAAACGCGCCTGAACGGCGACCTGGAGTCGCGCGAGCTTGAGGTCACATCGCAGGCCACTTTGTCGGCCGGCGTATCAACACTGGCCGTCCCGCCTGACCTGGTCGAGCTTCGACGCCTGCGCGTGCTCACGGACCCCGTGCGGGTGCTGGTGTACTCAACGCCAGATCAGATTACCGCTGAGTACGCCTACGCGGCGCCTGGGGCGCCTCGCACATTCACTGTGCTTGGCGGCAGCTTTGAGTTCGCGCCAGTGCCGGATTCGAACTACGCGGTCGAACTCATCTACCGGCAGCGGATCACGCCCCTGTCTGCGGGCGCCCCTACAAACGTCATCCTGACGAACTACCCCGATGCGTACCTCTACGGCACGCTGGCGGCAGCCCATCCCTATACGCAGGACGACGAGCGGCAGCCGCTGTTTGAAAGCCTGTACTCCAAGGCGGTTGATGCGATCAATTCGATTGACTGGTGGTCCGGTTCGTCGCTGCGCGTGAGGAATTTGTAATGGGCTTGGAAACTGCAACTTACATCAGCGATCTAAACCCAGCCAACCCGGTGGGGTCAGACCCGCGCAGTTCGAGCGACGATCACCTCCGTTTGATCAAGTCGGCGATCAAAGCCACCTTCCCGAACATCACTGGTGCGGTCAACCCAACTCAATCGGCGCTAAACCAGGTGGGCGTTACCCAATCGCCCGGAGACAGCAGCAACTCCCCGGCCAGCACCGCGTTCGTTTCAGCGGCCCTCGCCGCGGCCAGCACCAATGGCGCAATGCAATTGCGGGTAGTGACCACGGTGACTGCGACCGCCGCAGCGGGCGAGCATCTGGTGTTGACTAACGTGGCCCAAAGCACGGCCACTCTGCCTGCTTCGCCAGTTGCGGGCGCGCGGGTGTGGGTGACCTCGGCCAACGGGCTAACGACCAACATCGTCAACGGCAACGGGTCGCTGGTCGAGGATTCGAGCACCTACACGATCACGCTCGCGGCGGGCACCAGCAAATTCCGCTACGTCAATGGCACCGTAAAGTGGATTGTCGAGGGTGAGCGAGCGCCCCAGAACGGCGCTGTGCTCGGCAGCACGGCTGGCGCGGCGCTTGGCATTGCCGCTGCGGGGGTCGCAACAACGGCGGCTCGCAGCGACCACGTACACGCCATGCCAACCAAGGCAAATATCGGCCTGGGCAGCGTGGACAACACCAGTGACGCGGCAAAGCCCGTCAGCACGGCCCAGCAGGCCGCGCTGAACGGAAAGCTGGATTTGGCCGGTGGCACGCTCACTGGCGCACTGACCGGCACATCCGCCAATTTCCCCGGGGGTATCACCGGGCCGGCCAAAGAAACCATCGTTGTCGTCAACAGCAATAGCACGGCAACAGCGGGACGAACCTACGTATTCAACACGGTGGTCATAGTGCTGCTGCCAGCCACTCCGGCTGATGGCGATTGGGTGGACTTCATCAACGGCAATTTCACCACATGCATCGTCGGTCGGAACGGCAAAAACATTATGGGGCTCGGCCAGGATATGACCGTTGACGATGCCTATGCGGCATTCCGTCTGGTGTTCTCGTCGTCCCTGAATGACTGGAGGCTCAAGTGAGCGCAATTTCTCAGTTCTTCGGTGGTGGCGGCGGCCCTAAGCGCGTTACGACCTACACCTCTGGTACGGGTACACATACCACGCTTGCAGGCTCGAATTCTATGCGCGTCACGTTGGTGGGCGGCGGGTCTGGCGGCGGCACTACATCGGGCGGCGGCGGTGGTGCTGCGAATCAATTTGTTCTTACGTCGCTGCTGTCTAGCTATTCCTACTCGATTGGCGCAGGAGGCGTTGGGGGCAGCGGGACTGGCGGTGCGGGTGGCAGCACGAAGTTTGGCCCATTGGGGGCGGCGGGCGCCATCGTTAACACCGGCTCGGGCGGCTCGGGCGGCGTCAGTATGGGAGGGGCCGGCGTCAGCGGCGGTCAAGGCTCAGGCAGTGCGGGGAGCAACGGCGCGGATGCGGGCGGCGCGCCGTCTGCAACGTCTGGCGGCGGTGCTGCGCCCTATGGCGGCGGCAATTCGCTCTACGGTGTGGGTGGCGCAGGTAATGGCGCTGGCGCAGGTTCTGCTGGCACAGGCTACGGCGCTGGGGGTGGTGGTGGCAGCAGCGGGGCGCATGGCAACGGCTCAGGCGGACTGATCGTGGTAGAGGAATTCTGATGCGCTACGCCCAAATCCAAAACGGCACAGTCTCCAACGTCATCGAATCGGCCGCCGACCCCGGTGCGCCGTGGGTGGCTTGCGGCAACGCTGGCCCAGGCTCAGCCTATGACGGCGCCAACTTCACGGCGCCCGCACAAGTCAATTCTCGGCACATTACAAAACTTGCATTCCGCCAGCGCTTCACAAAAGCTGAACGGACAGCGATTGAAATAGCGAGTTTGGACGACCCTGCGGCCACCTTGTTTGCCCGACAACAAGCCGCTTTTATCCGCGCATCGCAAGAGGATTTGCGGGTTGCGAACTACATTGATCTCGACCGGACCGACACGCGGGCTGGCGTAATTTCGATGGAAGCAGCCGGGCTGCTTGCCGCAGGCCGCGCGCTTCAAATTCTGGATGCTCCGATCCAGCCAGCGGAGCGCGGATGAAGGTCGCCCTCTACAAAGGCACGCGCCCGGGCGCAGCCGGCCTCTACAACCGCGCTATCCGGGCGGTGACGGGGCAGCAGTACAGCCACGTCGAACTTGTGTTTTCGGACGGCATGAGCGGCTCGTCGAGCTTTATGGACGGCGGCGTGCGGCTCAAGCCGATCAACTACACCACGCAAGCGAATTGGGACTTCATCGATTTGCCCGAGGGCCGGTTTAATGAAGCGGCCGCGCGAGAGTGGTTCCATGTGCACGCGCGGCAGGGTTACGACTTGCCCGGCGCTTTCCATTTCTTCCTGGCTTTGTTTCCCGACGACCCGAACCTTTGGTTCTGCAATGAGGCGGTCGGGGCTTCGCTCGGTATCGAGCATCCGGCGATGTACCACCCCGGCACCTTTGCCGCGTTGGTTCGGAGCATGGCGTGAGCCCGACCGTCAAAACGGTTCCGCTGCTTGGCATCAACAAAGACATTTCGGCGAATGAAACACCCATCGGCGCGATCACAGATGCGTCCAATGTGCGGTTCCGTGAGGGAGCGGCTGAATTGTTTCAAGGGCAGACCGACGCCTACCCCACAGCGCCCATCGCGCCTGTTTCCACCTTCCCGGTGCGGATCGGGACGGCTCGCTACTGGATTGCGCTGTCGCTCAACAAGGCCTATTGCGTTACAGGCTCGCCGGCCACCTGGACCAACATTACGCGGCAGACGGCGAGCATTGATGTGGATTACTCGGCCAGTCTCGATACGCTGTGGAACGGCGGCATCCTTAACGGCGTACCGATTCTGAACAACGGCACCGATGTGCCGCAAATGTGGTCGCCAGTCGCAACTTCGCAGAAATTGCAGGCGCTATCGGCCTGGCCCGCCAACGTCACGGCGCGCGTGATGCGGCCGTATCGAAACTATATGTTCGCGTTCGACGTGACGAAGGCGGGAACCCGCTACCCGCATCGCGTGAAATGGAGCCACCCAGCAGACCCGGGCACCGTCCCGGTGAGTTGGGATGAAACGGACGCTACTAAGGACGCCGGCGAGTTCGACTTGGACGGCGCCGGGTTCGTGGTCGATGCGCTGCCGCTGCGGCAAAACCTGGTCGTTTACAAAGAGAGCAGCACCTACCTGTGCAGCATTGCCAGCGCGCCTGCGTTTTTTAATTTCCAGCTTCTTTTCAGCGCGTCTGGAATGCTGTCGGCCGACTGCGCAGTCGAAATCGACGGCTCGCATGTGGTGCTCACCAGCAACGATGTAATCCGCCACGATGGCATATCGGTGCAGTCCATCGTTGACAAAGCAACGCGACGCTGGCTTTTCCAGAACATCGATAGCACGGCCTACGACCGCTGCTTTGTGACCAAGAACGTGTATTTCAACGAGGTCTGGGTGTGCTTCCCGGAGCTTGGACAAACGCGCTGCACCAAGGCGCTGGTCTACAACTACAAAGACAACGCGATCAGCTTTCGCGATCTACCTGGTGTCACGTCGGCCAACACAGGCTTGGTGGACGAAGGCGCGTCGGAGACCTTCGACAGCGCGGCCGGCACGTTCGATAGCGACGTGGCGCCCTACAACCAAAACGAATTCGGCGCTCAGCTCACCCGTACGATGATGTGCGCCCCTGACAGGCCGGCGCTGGTGTTGGCTGACAGCACAACGCAGTACTTCGGGGAGAATATCCCCGGCTATGTCGAGCGAACCGGAATCAGCCTGGACGCGCCGAATCAGGTAAAGACGATCAAGCGGCTGCGCCCAAGAATTCGCGCCACCGCAGGGTCGATCATGACCTTCAAGGTGGGCTCGCATATGGACCTGTACGGCCCCGTCACCTGGAGCGCGCCAGTCACCTATCGCGTGGGCCAAGACTTCACGGTAGACGCTTTTGCGTCTGGTCGGTTCCTTGCTTGGCGCATGGAATCTTCGTCGTCTTACGGGTGGCGAATGGACGGCCTGGACCTGGAATTCACTGCCAGAGGAGGGTATTGATGCGCTACGAATTCAAGATGCCGCCCGCCGACCCAAAGAGCCTTCCAGCTTATTTGTCGGAGGAGTTCTCTCGTGTGCAGCAAGCCTTCGTGCAGCCGGCAGAAATGATCCTGTTGAAGTCGGTCAACGTCGCGCCGTCGAAGGCGCGCGATGGAATGGTTTTGCTCGCTAGCGGCGCCTGGAACCCAGGCAGCGGCCCCGGCTACTACGGCTATCGCGCTGGGGCGTGGAGGTTCCTCGGATGAGTGAAGTCATTGAGCGCCCGCAGGCCGAATTGGCGACGCAAGAAATACGAGACCGGATTGCGCACTTCGAGGCGGCTATGGGGACGGTCGAGCATTGCGGCCCCGAGGGCTTCGACACCGAGCATGTTTTCACCCCAGGGGTTTATATCCGGACGATTCGAATCCCCGCAGGCACTGTGCTGGTAGGGCGGATTCACAAGGAGGAGCACCTCAATCTCTTGCAGGCCGGGACCATCACTGATTTCAGCCAAGACGGCCTTTGTACTTACAGCGCTCCCGCAATGCTGGTTGGGAGCAAAGGCGTCAAACGTGTGGGCTACGCGCACACAGACGTAATTTGGACAACTGTTCACCACAACCCGGACAACGTGACTGACCCAGAAAAGATTCTGGATGTCATCACGGTGCCAAGTTATGAGGATTTAGTATGAGCGCAGCGATCATTGCAACTGTTGGGGCTGCGGCCATCGGAGCGATGAACGCGCCAGATGGTCCGTCGCAAACATCGACCAACCAGGCCGATCCTCGTTTTAACAAGTTGCTGTATGGAAGCGACAACCAAAGCGGGCTGATGGGCGCGGCGGCTGACTGGTACAAGCGCAACAAGTCGGGCATGAACCCGCAAATGTTGCAGGCGTTGAACGATCAGTTTTCCACGCTCAGCGATCCTGGCTTGAAAGCGGGCTATCAGCAAATCCAGAACCTGGGGCTTGGCCTGATGGGATCGCCGGTTGCGAGCAATCCGTTCACTGGCGGCGGAACTCTGATGGCGCCTGGCTTGCAGCAGTCAAGCGTGGTTCGACAGGCTCCGGCGAACTCTCTGTTGCAGCAGCCCGGGGAACGGCAAACCGGAGGGTTGCTCGGCGGGCCGTTTGCCATGCCCGAGGTGGGCGGGTTTGATGCCAAACCAGTAGACCCGAAGCCGGTAGACCCCTACGCAAGTTCGTTCCTTGACCCTTACCAGCAGCAAATTCAGGACTACTGGAAAAAGGTCGCGGAAGGCACGATGACGCCCGAGGACTCGGCCAAATTCAACAGCTTGACAATGCGCAACGCGGGGTAAATCATGGCAATGACCGAAAGTCAAAACGCTGCGATCCGCGAGTTCTGGCAGGCAAACCAGAACAACCCGACGGCCATCCAGTCGGCGATGGAGCAATACGGCGTTAGCGCGCAGGATTTGGCGGCAGCAACCGGCCAAACGCTCGATCAGGTGGGAAGTTCGTTCCAGCAGATGGGATTGCCCAACGGGTTCGGTGGCGTTCCTCAGCGCCAAAGCACCGACTACTGGCAGCAGCAGTTCAACGACTACAGCAAGGCTAACAATGTCGCCATGCCGAACCTGAACCAGCAGGGGTTCGAGTGGCTGAAAAACTCCGCTGATCCGCTGGCGACCTGGAAGCAGTACTCAGGCTTCAACATGGGCGGCGCGATGGACGGCGGCCGTGCGCCAACGACCTACACAGCGACCGCAGACGGCGCGTTTGGCCCGGGGCTGTCTCAGGACCGGGCGAACCAGTTGAACTTTTGGGGTGGGCAACTACGCAATGCGTCGGCATCGATGCAGGCCAACGGTGGCGTCCCGAACTGGAATCAGCCGACCATCCCTGCCGGGCAACTTGGCGCGACCGCCGTCACCAATGCGCAGGCTGCGCAGAACGGACAGAGCGGGCAGAGCGGACAAGCGGGCGCGCCTGGCCGGGCCGGCTTCGGCGGCGGACTTGGGGGCGGGCAAGCGGGCGGGAATCTTGGACTTGGCGGCGGAAATTTGTTCGCGGGCGAGTACAAGCCAAATCCCTACTTGGATCAGCAGGCCGACGCGATCCGCAACAAGGTCAATCAAAACCTAAGCCTCAACATAATGCCGAGCATTCGCTCGGGCGCGATGGCGGCGGGCCAGTATGGCGGCTCTCGGCAAGGTATTGCCGAAGGCGTCGCGTCGGGTCTTGCTTCGCAAGGGTTGTCCGATTCGCTGTCGAACTTGTACGGCAACGCTTACAACATCGACCAGAACCAGATCACCAATCGCACGGGCCAGAATCAGGCGTTCTACACCAACCAGCGCGGGCAAGACCTGAACCAGTACGCGCTCGGGGCCAACATGTTCACCCAAGGCCTGCAAGGAAATCTCGGCCTTGGTTCGGCCATGTATGGATTGGGGCAGCAGTATATGAATGCACCGCTCGGAGCCTTGCAGCAGTACAGCAACACCATCAGCCCCTACTCGGGCCTGAACAGCACGCAGGCCACAACCTCGAACAGCGGAGCGGGCGGCATCACAGGCGCTCTTGGCGGAGCGATGGGGGGGCTTCAAATGTATAAAAACCTCGGCTTCGGCGGGCAAGCCGTTTCAGCGCCGTCTTCGCTGAACTCGACCAACATATACAGCGGCTCGTCTACGCCCGATCTGTCGATGGGTTACTACGGCTCGTTTGGAGGCTGACATGGGGCTTCTGGATTCGTTCGGTGACGGCTTTGAAGACCCGAAGTCGCAGGCCATCATGGCGCTTGCGGGCGGCCTGCTTTCTGCTCGCGGCCCGCGCGGGCTCTCGGCTGGTCTGCTCGGCGCGAATCACGCGTTCAATCAGGGAAAGAAGCTGGAACTGGAGGGTGCGCTGCAAAAAGCCCATGCCGACGCTTACAGCGCCGATGCGGCAGACAAGCAGCGCAAGCTCCAGATCGAAGCGCTCAAGCAAAAAATGCTACCCGCCATCATGGCGGCAGGCGGCAGCATCGATGTTCAGTCGGCGCTTGCGGCGGGCTTTTCGCCCGAAGAAATCGCGAAGTTGGCATCGCTGCGCAATGTCAACCTAGAAAAAGTGGCGCGCACAGTGGATTCGACGGATGCAAATGGTCGACCGGTGACGCAACAAATGGACGATTACGGCCGCCCGGTCGGTCAAGGGCTGAATCAGTGGAAAGCCCCAAGCGTGCAGGACATGGGCGGCTCTCTCTCATCGTTCGACCCGGTATCGAAACAATTGTCCCCGTTGGCGGCCAAAACCCGCAGCCCGGATGCCATGGCAGCCAACCTTGTCGCGATGCGCGGGCAGGACATGACTGACGCCAGAGCGGGCGAGACGCACCGCGCCGCTCAAGATCAAAAGCAGCTCGAGCAGCAGCAAAAGCAAGATGGCGCCGTGGCGAGCATCGACACCGCAATCTCGACACTCGGACGATTGATCCAGCACCCGGGGCTGCCAATGGCGACGGGGCTATATAGCATAGTTCCCGCTATCCCAGGCTCCAATTCGGCCAATTTCGAGGCCGAGCTTGAGGCGCTCAAGGCGCAGACATTCTTGCCGATGGTCGAGAAGATGCGCGGCACAGGGGCGCTGTCTGATGCCGAAGGAAAGAAGCTGGCGGCGGCGGTGGGCGCACTCGATCCGAAGATGAGCACAAAGGAATTCAGGGAATCGATGGGGCGGGTTATGTCCGACCTGGAGGCTTCCAGGGCTCGGGCGGCGCGCTCGCCCGACAGCCCACAGGGCGGCGCTTCTGGCGGGTGGGGCAACACCAAGTCTGGTGAATCGGTGCGCGTGTCCAGCGTTTCCGAGGCGATGGCGCTGCCCAAAGGCACGGTGTTTCAAACGCCCGATGGGCGGTGGAAGGTGCGGTAATGGCCGGCGAATGGGACTCTTTCCGGGATGCGTCGCCGGTTGATGTGGCGCTGGTGCGCGAGGGCGCTGATGGTAAATTGGCGGCGCTTGCGCGCAGCGTGTTTCAGCAGGAATCAGGCTCCGGGAAAAATACCGCGACTTCAAGCGCAGGCGCTCGGGGCGGCATGCAGATTATCCCGGCCACGTTCAAGAGCGTCGCCGACGCCGGGTGGAACATCGATAACCCGGCACACAACGCCCAGGCTGGGGTCCGCTATCTCAAGAAAATGCTAGAGGCTGGCGACGGCGATCCGAGATTGGCGGCCGTGGGTTACTACGGCGGGCCAGGGGCCATCGACAAGGCCAAGCGCGGGGTAGCGGTTTATGACCCGCGCGAACCGAAGGCTCCGAGCACGTTGCAGTATGGCGATCAGGTCGTATCGCGCATGGCGAAGGCCGATTCGTGGGACATGTTCAAGGACGCCCCGCAGGTCAAAAGCCAAAGTACGGCTCCGGCGATCCAGTCTCCGACCGACACCATGAATACGGGCGAGACGTTCTTGGCCGGGATCGGCAAAGGGTTGACAGACGTTGTGCGCGGCGGCAAGCAGCGGCTCGACGAAGGGGCCGCTGCACTGGAGGCGATCGTCCCCGGAGGCGCCGCGCTGAGCCGTCTGTTTGGCGGCAAGACGGCGGCGCAGATCAAAGATGAGGGGCAGAACGCCGTCACTGAGTCAAAGCGCCTTGACGCCCCCCTGCTCGATAGCACAGCCGGCACTTTAGGGAACGTGACAGGGAATCTGGCCGCTGGGCTGCTGACTGCCCCTATGGGGGCGGTCGGGGGCGGCGTAGCCCTCGGGTTCATGGCTCCGACAACCGGTGGCACACAGGAAGTCCTGCAAAACATGGGCGCGGGCGCGGCTGGCGGCTTTATTGGAGATCGGGCGGCGCGCGGATTGGCTCGGGTGGTCAGCCCAAAGGCGGCCAACAACGAAGCTGTTCGCAAATTGATCAACGAAGGCGTGACACCGACACCGGGGCAGATTCTCGGAGGCCGCCTCGCGAGAGTAGAGGCGCGCGCTACCAGTCTGCCGGTCATTGGAGACGCCATCGTTGGGGCCAACAAGCGGGCGACAGCCGAACTCAACGCCGCCGCCTTCAATCGCGCGCTGGCGCCGATCGGCGAGAAATTGCCAAATGGCGTCGCAGGGCGAGATGCTGTGGAGTACGCCAGCGCGCAGTTGGGCAACGCTTACGACAATCTGCTACCGAAGCTCTCAGTTCAGATGGACCGTAAGTTTTTGGCCGAGACGAGCAAGCTGCAGCAAATGGTCCAGCAGGGCGCGATTGACCCGAAATACGCCGATCTTTTCGAGCGGTTCTTGCGGAACCGGGTGCTTGGGAAGTTTCAGGGGCAAAACGCTGTCACCGGCCAGACGCTGAAAGACATTGAATCCTTCCTCGGCAGCGAGTCCAGGAGATTTGGGCAGTCGATGGACCCGGATGCACGCTTGATGGGGAATGCGCTCCAAGAGCTACAAGCGAATGTCCGTAGGCTGGTTCAGCGCACGAATCCTGCCCATGCCAAAGAGCTGCAAGCCATCAATACGGGCTGGGACAACTTCAAGCGTGTGCAGCGTGCCGCAAGTTCGCTAGGGGCCGAGGACGGCCAATTCACGGCGGCGCAACTGCAAAACTCAGTCAAGGCTCTGGACAGGAGCAAAGACAAGGCGCGATTCTCAGAGGGCCGCGCGCTGATGCAGGACTTGAGCGACGCAGCCAAGGGCGTGATGGGGTCCAAATACCCAGACAGTGGTACGGCTGGGCGAATGAGGGACGCAGGAGTCATCGGCTCTTGGCTGATCAATCCAGCCATTCCGATGAGTATTTACGGCGGATCGGCACTTTACAGCGCGCCGGCACAAAAGCTGATCGCCGGCCTTCTCACCAGTCGCCCGCAAGGGGCTGGATTGCTTGCCGACGCCATACGGCCCCAAGCGCCCAAAGCTGGCCTGCTCGGCGCCGCTGCGGCGCTGGAAGCAACACGCTAAAAGGAATGTGGCGTGCGCAACAGCGGCTGTTCGAAAAGCCGCGCTCCAACATGACGATGAATTGCTGGCAGGAGCGAGACAGCTTGTGGGCAGTATCAGCCCACGCTAAACCGCCCCGCCGCGATCTTTGGTAAGCATGTCCTTGATTGGCCCAGGCGGGATTCTGTCCACGACCCAGGCGGCGGTAGGCTTGATGACGTAGGCCCAGACGATGGGGACCAGGGCGGCAGATATGAACAACGACAGATTTTCCATAGGTTGAATTGTGATCTATTTCGATGATGGCGTGGTGGGTTTAAGTGTCGAGCGCCGAGGTGCCACGCTGCGATTACTCGAGAGGCCGGCCAAGGGTGGCAAGCCCGATTACGTCGCGGTGGCCCATATCCAGCGTTGGACCGAGGACGCCGCGTCAATCAGCGGCTTGCTTGGATCCGTGTCGATGCGACATCAAGCGCTGATTGTGAAGGTGCTGCACGGGCTTGGCATTCGATGGCTGTTCTCCGAGCGGTCTTTCGGCCGAACCGGTATGGCCCATCGGGTGGACTACATGCCGCTTCGGGGCTGGTTCATAACCGATATTGATGAGGCGGTAAAGCGTGCCAGCGCGCGCTATCCGAAAATTCATGACGTGGGTCAGTGAGGAAAGCATGCCGATGCCGCTGACGATCGGGCGGGCCGCCCCCGATGCCCGGATCGACTCGCTTTACGGGAGCGACTGGGCCAACACTCCAGAGAGCGCGCGCGCCGTGGTGTCGCACCAGCATTTGATGATGCGGCTCAACACGGCGCTGGTGACGGTGTTCTTCGGGGTCATCACGTCCTACCCCGCCGTGATGATCGCGTTCAGCGACCAGACCATCCTGGCGCGCGTGGCGGCGGTGGCGGGCATCGGCACATGGGCGTCGGCCGGCTTTGCGCTGGCGGCGTTGCTGTACCTACCGTTCCTTGTGGTGCAGTTGCGCTGGCCGTTCTGCAAGGCGCGGCGCACGATTGCCAAGGTGGCCGCGTTCGGCTCGGGGCTGGCCGGCGTGCTGTGGATCTTGTTGTCGTTCGTCGGGCGTCGCACCGACTTCGGCCCCGCCATCGAATACCTGTCTGTTTTCGGCGCGCTGAATCTGGCGTTCGCCTTTGTGATCGCCCTATCGCTCAACAATGAACTGCTGCTCTTGTCGCGGCGCAAAGCCGAATGAGCCGCATCAAACACATCGGGCTGGTCCACCTTATGACGTTCCTCTGGGCGGTGGCCTGCAGCACCACGGCGCGGGCCACCACGTTGGCGCAGGGGATGCGCGAGTTTGATGTCGAGTCGCTGGCGTGGTCGCTCAAGATCGGCTTGTTGGGAGGCTTCCTGAGCCTGATTCTGAAACTCGCCATGGATCGCCGCCCGGTGCTTGAACTAGCCAAGGAATCGTGGCGCGCGCTGATCATCAGCGCCACCGCAGGACTGCTCGCGCATGTGGTGCTGGCGGCGTCTGGCGATATGGGCTGGCTGACCTTGACGGGCAGTTTCTACTTCGCCGCCGTACTGCTGGCCGGGTTCGCCCCGGTGAGCTTTTTTGACGCGCTCAAGCGACTTGGCTCCGAGGTGCGCAATGCACTGATCAGCCGCATTTCGAGCGAAGCCAAGCAATAAGGCGCGCTGCGCCATTCAGGGGGTTTCATGAGTTTTGCATTCACGATCAGCCGTGAAGGCTTTGACCTGCTCAAAGAGTTTGAAGGGTTTGAGCGGCGGCTGTCAGATGGCACGGCAGAGGCCTATTTCGACAACCTTGGCGGCGTCTGGACTGGCCCCTACGGGTTCACCGCTGGAGTCAAGCCAGGGCAGGTCTGGACCCGCGAGGAGGCTGACGACCGACTCGCAAGAGAGTTGTCGAACTACGTGTCGGCGGTGGTCAGAAACTGCACTATCGCGCCCAACGAGAACCAGCTTGCAGCGATGGTGTGCCTGGCGTGGAACATCGGCGTTCGTGGCTTCGAGCGGTCGAGCGTGTTGAAGGCCCATAACCGGGGCGACTTCGACGCCGCCGCGCAAGCGTTTGGGCTGTGGAATCAGGCGGGTGGCAAGGTGGTTCGTGGCCTGACCCGGCGCCGTGCGGCCGAGGCTGCGCTTTATCTCAAGCCAGTGAAGGCCAAGCCTGAGCCGATGCCGCAGCAAGTAGACGCCGAGTCGAGCCTGACGCAAAGCCCCATCGTTCGGGGCGCGGCTGCGACGGCGGCTTCATCCGTCATCGGCGTGATTGCCGGCCAGGCAGCCAAAGTGCGCGAAGTTGCCGAGTCGTTCGGGGTGAGCGCCTATCTGCCGTACCTGTTCGTGGTGGCTGCGGTCGCTGGCGCCTGCTACGTCATCTACTGGCGCCACAAGCAGCGTTCGCAGGGGTTTGCCTGATGTGGCTCGCGGTGGTTTCGTTCTTGCGCGCTGTCAGCCCGCGCGCATGGGCAATCGTGGCTGTCGTGGCCGCGCTGTCGTTCACCCACATGCAGGCCTACCGCCGTGGCGGCGATGCAGTGCAGGAGCGCTGGGACAAGGCGTCTGCGGCACAGCGGGCGGCCGTCGAGAGTGAGCGCGTCGAGGCCAAGCGCCGCGAGGACGCTCTAAGCGCGTCCGCCGCAATCCAGCAAAAGGAACATGATGAACAAGTCACAGCTATTCGCGCTCGCCTTGACCGCGCTCTTATCAGCTTGCGCCAGCGTGCCGCCCGTCGCCCAGACGTGCCCACGGCTGCCGCCGCTTGCAAAGGAGCCACTGGGGCCGACCTATCAGGACCGGATGGAATCTTTCTTGCAAGGGAGGCTGCCCGAGCCGAGCGGCTCCGAGGCGCCCTTGCCGCCTGCTACCAACAGTACGACGCGGCGCGTGAAGCGCTGAACCGCTGATAACCGCCCACTCCGGGCCATTTGCTGCCGCCTACGGGCGGCTTTTTGTTCCCGAAAGGAAATGTCATGACTCCTGAGCTTAAAAGCGCCATCTCGACCTACTTCAACCGCGAGAAGGCGAACGGCCTTCCGATCATCGCTGCCATGATCGAATTCGGCGTCAATACCCAAATGGTGGCCGAAGCCACCGAGATGCCGCTGGATGTGGTGGGCTACTACTTGATGTATTGGGGCGCAGAGCCCAGCTTTGGCGGCTGGTCGCCAGAGCGCGCTGGTGCGACTCCGACCGCCAAGCAGACCAAGTTTATTGAGTGGCAGAAGCGCCAGCCGGCTATTGATGGCCCGGGCACCATTGGCGACGGCTTTGTGCGCAACAACATCAACCCCTACGACGCGGTTCATATCCAGCGAGCGCAGGACATGATCGACCGCGCAGGCCGCGCAAATGCGGTTCGCTTGTTCAACGGCATGGCAATAGTCACCCCGCCCTGGGAGGCTTGATCACAGCCGCGCTGAAATCTGCTCGCTCGACTCCCTCGTCATCGTCGGCTCCTTTGGTGGTTGAGGTATTCGAGGCCGGGCGCCGAACAGCAAGCGGGCGCGAAGCACCTCGAAGCTGTACCCCCGCCCGGCACGGTTGATGGTTTTGGCAACCCCATTCAATGCCTCGGTGTAAGCATTGCTGATCGGGTGGTCGAAGTAAGCGGTGATCTCAGGCCGCCAGTTGCGCATGGCCGTGAGCAGCACCTTGAAGTCGGCCTTGAGCGGCGCCGGCACGCTGCCCTTGAAGGCGTCGTAGGCGACCAGGGCCTGCGGCTTCTTCATCTCGTAGATACCGTAGAACGCTTCCTTGAGTCGGTAGGCGTCAGCCAGCTCGGGCTCGTTGTCGAGCCACATCCTATAGATCAACATGGAGACTTCCACAAGTTATTCCGGAGAGCCATGAAGTCGCCCTTGTCCTCGACGATGGCCGGTTCGGCCTCGACGCATGGGCATTCGTAGCCGCTCAAGTGGTCAGCCACCGGCCGCCAGAAGTTGCGCGCTCGACCGCTTGGCACGTGGTTGTCTTCTTTTGCGTCGAGCAATCCGAAAGCCGCCAACACCCAAAGCGCATCTGCTGTCGAGCAGCGCCGGCCATTGGCCGAAATGCTGATGTGATATTCGGGGCCGAGTTGCAGCTTTCCTGGCTCGTTGGCCACTTCGACAGCACTTAAAACAAAGAGTCCGTGCTCTGCGTGAGCCCATGCCTCAATCGGGTAGCCGAGCGAAGCGAGATCAGGCGGTGCGGTCCAGGCACGATCGCAGCGCCACCCGACGCCAGTCGGCCGCTTTGGTTTGATAATCGATTCCACTTCGACTTTCATGCGACCTCCTTTAGTGGAGGATGCCCCGATGGGGTTCGGCCCTCTATTTCTTCAAGGATTTCCCTGAGTTTTTTGGTCTGTGAGGCTCTGGCGGCGGCGTAGGCGGCGTCGGCTCTGGCGGCGGCGTAGGCGGCGTCGGCGGCGGCCTCGGCGGCGTAGGCGGCCTCGGCGGCGTAGGCGGCGTCGTAGGCGGCG